TAATGCAAGTGCTGGTGCTGGTGCAATAATAGAAATGCCTGAAGAAATAGAGCCAAACTTAAAACCATACTTACTTCAACCTAATGGTTCTAATCTAAACTCAATTATGCAATCTATTGAGAACAAAGTAAATTCAATAAATAGAATAGCCCATATTGGTGCAGTAAGAACTACAAAGACACAAGTAAGTTCAGGTATAGCTTTACAAACAGAGTTTGAATTACTTAATGCTAGACTATCAGAAAAAGCAGATAACTTAGAAATAGCTGAAGAACAATTATTTAGATTATACGCACAGTTTCAAAACACTACATTTGATGGTGAAATTAATTACCCTGACTCATTTAACATTAGAGACTATGCTAGTGATCTTATGTTCTTCCAACAAGCTAAGGCATCAGGAGTTGACTCAGCTACGTTAACAAAAGAGATAGACAAAGAGATAGCAAGAGCCGTAGTTGATAATGATGAGAAGCTAAACGAAATCTTTGAAGAAATAGATACTAAACCTGAGGTGGGTTCTTTTACACAAGATGAACCACAGCAAGAAGATCAAGAAGTAGAAGAAGAACAAATATAAAAAAGGCGACCATTTCTGATCGCCTAGTTTTACTTAATTTATTATTTTTTTCTCTTTTAGAACTGCAACGGCTTTATCTGCACCCATAGCTTCCACCATTGTTCTTACAAAAGCTAGTCTTGCTCCAGCTCTATGGTCTATATTAAAGTTTGGCTTTCCAAAAAACTTAATCATTTTTCTTAAAAGTTTTTTAGATACCTTTTCTTCTTCTGAACCAACATATATTGAACCATCATCAATATAGTATTCAAGAAAGTACACATACCAAGTTTGATATTCTTCTTCTGTTACCTCTATTTTATTAAAAGATTTTCTTCTATCAATCTTATAATATTTAGATAACATAATATCCAAAAGGTCATATGCTCTTTTAGATTCATTTTCATAAGTTATAGTAACCTTATGCTCTAGTTCTTGTCGTATAAACCAGCTAGGTATTTTGAACTTATGTGTTTTCATTTTTCTCTCCTATGTTTTTGTTTATACCCCATTATAACATATTCACTTTTTCGCTTTTTTAAGTTCTGACCATTTTATTGAAAAGTAGAGAGACGATAGTTTAAGGGGTTCAATTCTAGATGCGACACAAAAACACTTTTTGCTATTTTAAGGTATTTTTGATAGATACCAATAATGGCAGATATAGTTCAAAAAAGTACAGAATATCGAATCAAACAAATCGAACTTGCAGAAGCTAAATACTACAAAACTTTGACTTCAACATTAGATCGGATTGAAAGAGAAGTAGTTTCATTAGCCAATAGAGATTTACCAACACAAGATGGTAAGCTTATAGAATTACAAGCGGCAATAGCCATAAGACCTAAAATAAAACAAATCATAGATGCTGAATATTTACCTTTTGCAGATCAGGTTGTTAGAGAAGGATTTAACAAACAAGCAAAGAGAATAGAAAAAGCTTTTAAAAGAATTGGTAATATACCTGTTGAGTTTCAAGAATTGACTAAAGGTGATTTAGCTTTAGTGCAAAATTTAAAGCAACAATATTACACACAATTCAAAGACGTATCAAATACTTTTACAAGAAGATTATCTGAAAAGGTTTATCAGAATACTTTAGTTGGTTCTGAATTTACAGTTTTAGAAAAAGAACTACGACAAACAATCAATGGTATTTATGCTAGTTCAGATGATGCAGAAGCAAATCGTTTAGTAAGTTTTATAGAAGATAACAAATTTAAAAAGTCTATGCAATCAAGAGTTGATAAAGCAGTTCAAACATTACAAACTAAATTTGCTAGAGATCGTGCTGGTGAGAATATGAAAAGATATGCTGGTCAGATATTAAACGACTCTTTGCGTGATTTTGATGCTACTTTAAACTTTAATAAGTCAAAAGATGCTGGTCTTACATTTGTTAAATACTATGGAGATGTAATACCCACAACACGACAGATTTGCAGAAATATCGTAAATGGTGTAATAAAATCTAAGAGACGAGATGGTCTTTTTACGATTGATGAAGTTAGACGAATATGGTCATCAAGAAGTTGGTCAGGCAAAAAAGCTGGAGACCCACTTGTAGTTAGAGGTGGTTATAATTGTCGTCATCAATGGAGTTACGTCAATCCTGATTGGTATGATAGTAGCGGTGAACTAATAATATAGGAGTAAAAATGTCAGAAGAAAAAAAACAAGAAACTTCAGCACCTGTTGAAGTAAAAGAACAACCAAAAGAAGAAATAAAAGCAGAACAAAAATTGTTCACACAAGAACAATTAGATAACATAATTCAAGCTAGAATTATGTCAGAACGAAAGAAATACGAAAAAAAAATAGAAGAAGAAGAAAAACAAAAAACTGAACTTCTAAAACAAAAACAAATAGAAGAAGCTAAGTCAAAATCAGAAATCGAAAAGCTTATGAAAGAACGAATAGCTGAAAAAGATACTGAAATACTTAGATATAAGAATGAGATTAAAAAAGAAAAGATTGATAATTCTATCTTATCTGTTGCATCAAAGAACAATGCAATCAATCCTCAACAAGTCGTACAGTTAATTGAACGAGAAGTTAAATTAAATGATGATGGAAGAATAGAGGTACTTGATAATAATTCTAATGTAAGATATAACCCAAAAGGTGAACTCTTAACAATAGAAGATAGAGTTAAAGAGTTTTTAGATACGAACCCACACTTCCGCAATGCAACAGTTCAAGGTTCAGGAAGTAAAGCAAGTATCGGTGGTAATACTGTAAAACCCTTTAAAATTCAGGACTTAGATATGAGCAAGGCAGAAGATCGTAAGCGATATGCAGAATATCGTAAAGAACGAGACTCAGCACCTGTTCAGATTAATTTAACAAATAACAAATAAGGTAAATAACAATGGCAAACGAAAGCACAAGTTCTACACTATCGGAACTATATACAGAGATAGTGGCAGAGGCATTGTTCGTAGCAAGTGAGAGATCAATTATGAGACCACTTGTAAGAAACTATGCAGTAACAGGTGGTGGAAAGTCAGTTGAAGTTCCAATATACTCAGCAGTTTCGGCGGCGGCAGTATCGGAAGCATCTGATTTATCTAACACAGCAATAGACCCAACAAGTAAAACAATTACTTGCTCAGAACACGGGCTAATGACAACTCTTACAGATTTAGCAAGAAATTCAGCACCAAGAAATGTTGCTGGAGATATTGGTAGATTATTCGGAGAAGCAATCGCAAAAAAAATTGACACAGACTTAACAGCTTTATTCGGTGGTTTTTCAACTACTGTTGGTTCAGCTTCAACAGCTATGTCAGCTTCTTTAATCTTCCAAGCAGTTGCAAAATTAAGAGCAAACGCAGTTCCAGGAGATAACTTATCTGCTGTAATCCACCCACAAGTAGCATTTGACTTGAAATCAGGTCTTACAAACACATTTGCTAACCCAAATCCAGGTGTTGGTAATGAAGCTTTAAGATCAGGTTTAGTTGGTCAAATCGCTGGTGTAAATATATTTGAAACTTCAAATATGGCGGACTCATCAGGAAACAATCCAGGAACAACAGGTGATTACAAAGGTGCAGTATTTCACCCTGAAGCACTAGGACTAGCAATGATGCAAGACCTCAAAATCGAAACTCAAAGAGATGCTTCTCTAAGAGCAGATGAGATTGTTGCAACAGCAGTTTATGGTGTAGGTGAATTAAACGACACTAATGGTTGTGAGATTGAATCAGACTCATCAATCCAATAATCATAATTTTATTAGGGCGAGAAATCGCCCTAATATTAA